AGCGCAGACAATGGCTTGCCCTGCAGTAACGCCTTTTCTGCCGTCTGGCAGTAATCGAAGAAGTAACCCGCCCGACCCTCTGCCGTGCTCTCGATAGTAGCAAAGCATCCGGTCGATACCGCCTCAAACGCACCAGTGACGATCTCACGGGCTTTGTCTGGATACTTGGCGCATATCTTCCCGAACTCGGAGACATGCAGGTAACGCAGCGTACCGCCACGAAATGACGTGCTGACGTAGAGCGACCCGCCCTTCTTAAAGACGAGTTCACCAGAAGAGTCATTGCTGGCTGGGTTGGCCGCCTTTATCTCTTCCGGCAGCTTGTCGTATGCATACTTCACCTTTTCGCGGAACAGGCGTTTTGCGTCATTCAGCGTGTGGGCAATTAGCGCGCACTTCGCCGACTCGAACAGAGCCGCGTCGAGCTGGATGATGCACACCTCGGTGGTGAAGCCGAGCTGTCGAGCTTTCAGGATGATATTACGGGTATGAATCCCTTCGAAGTACTCCCGCTGCTCAGGCGTCATCCTGAAGCGAGTCGGCTTCCCCTCTTTGTCGGTGATCCAGTAAAGATTGTTCAGCCGCCAGTCTTTATTGGACAGCAGCTTGAGGTGCTCAGGTTTCATCACGCCCCCTGAGACAATGAATCCATCAGGTCAGAGAGTTGCTTAACAGAGTTGTCGCCTTCCGGGCCGTCGATATCGTAGGCCTGGCGTTCGAGACCAATGAGGTTCTTCAATGCTTCACTGAGAGCCTTCACCGACTTAACACGCTCCGGCATGCTGATTATCTTGTGGTAAATCTCATTGAGTTTGTCCTGGCCCTTGTCGTCAGGGTTGAGCATCAACTCTCCGAGTTTCTCCAGCGCTGCTACATCCGCGCACTCGGCGCCCAACTCATCAAACAGGGCATTGGTTATCTGCCTGGCGCGTTTTATGTCACTGCGATGCTCCATGCGTACCGTAGCAATGACCTCAGCGGTAGCCTCTATAAGTACGCGCTCTGACAAAGTCGTTTCAGTGCGTACCTGTTTGCGTACCTCTGCTTTGCGTACCAGATCGTCAGCGCGTTCTTTCACCTTCGCATTCAGGTCGCGCGACCAGTCGTCACGCTTGGCACGCTTACGGATAGCGCCTTCGCTGATACCGTGCTGTGATGCTATTTCTCGGAGGGACATCACTCCGGCCCGGTACGCCGTCTCGATGGCCTCCCAGTCCGGTTTGCTCATTCGTTACTCCGTTGTTTGTTCTTCTGGCTGTTCGGTTTGCTCTGCCGGTACCGGCGTAAACTGCACACGCTTCACATCGGCAGGAGCGAAGTACAGCCACTCGTCCGTCTCGGTCGCTAGCGGCACAAAGCCGTTCACCAGCTCAGGCTGACGTCGTGACATCTTGCCCGTGAAGGTTTCGCCTGTTTGGGTGGTTAGCGTGATTTGGTAGATGTCTGACATGATTACCTCTTTACCTTTTCGCAGCTGTTACTCTGCTTCTCAGAAGTGCTTAGCCACTTACGGCTTACCCGTCAGCAAGATGTGATCACCGCCTTATTGGGGTTGAGCATTCTTTCCTTGTCGGGAGGATTCGATTTTTCTGATGGCTGATTTGTCGAGGTTGCATTTCCCAAGCGCCGTATAGAGCTGAGCGTTTAACTCCAGGCTTGCCTGCCAAGTGAATGGAATCTCCATTCCTGGGATCGGCGTATCTGCGGTTAGGTCAGCGCTTATCGGAACTACCGGGGCTGGAACGTAAACTGTCTGCGTATTCCCGCAGGCTGTCAGCAGCTGAAGTAGGAACAAGCTGGTTAGCGCACGGATCGCCTTCAAGCGCCTGCCTGATGTAGACAATGCGCGTTTCACCATTTTTAGCCAGTTCGTTCTTTGCATTCTGATTAGCCTGTGAGATATCACGGATGAGGTTCATCGTGGTGATCACGTTGTTGGTGATCGCCTCTGATGTGTCGGCCCTGACTGTCGCTGTATCGCGTTGGTATTTGTAGGTGATGGCGTTATCACGGTAATGATTAACAGCCCATGACAGGTAGACAATGATGCAGATAATGACAGACGCAATAATTGCCTTAATACGACTCACGATAAGAACAGCGCTCTTTCTCGCCGCCTCCGAGGAAGGAGAATATCAGGGTCTTTACCAGCTTTTTTCCATAACAGGAAAGCATTTGCTGCTGCCTGGTAATTCTTTAAATTCAACTGGCGAAGAACGGTAGAGCCAGCAAATGCTGATTTACCTATATTGAATATCAGGCTACATAGTGCATCATACTGGTTCTGATTTAGCGGGACGCGAACAAGACTATTTATCGCATCTTCAACCCACTGCAAATCCTCTTTAAGCAGTTCAGACGATTTTTCGGCTGTGATTGTCATCCCTGATACGACAGGATTACCATCCACTTTTCCGGTATGCCCAACCCCAATGGTTGGTATCCCCCTGCTATCTGGATAGGCTTTTTAGTCTCTCGCCTTCTTCACGTTTTAATCTGGTGATTCCGTTACTGCTGATTTGCATCATCGACTCCGGCTTTTTAGCAGCGAAGCGTTTGATTAGCGAACCAATCGAGTCTGTGCCGATGTAGCCGATAAACACACTCGCTATGTAAGCAAGATTGCTACTCAGTCCGGCGAAGACTAAAAGGTCACGAATGAACCAGGCGATAATGGCGCACATCGTTGCGTCTATTAGTGTTTTCTTAAACGCACCGCCATTATACCGACCGCGAAGGTACGCCATTGCAAACGCAAGGATTGCCCCGATGCCCTGTTCCTTTGCCGCCATCATGGCGGTTAACAGATCATGTTTTTCTGGCATCTTTTTCATGTCTTACCTCACGACCGTGAGGATTTGTTCAATGTTATGAATTGGTTGATCTATTTATGAACAAACCCGCGATACATTATCTATATGGTTTGCTCGTCACTGCTGTCGCGAGGAAACCATTAGGGATACTGCGCAAACAGTATCCCTATCCATCGCATTTAACGGCCATTAATGGGTGTACTCGTAAATACACCCTGTAATGAGCATTCTTAATTAATTTTTTACTAAATTACCCATCTTTTATTATTAATAATATTTGATATTTGTGATGGGTCTACGCCGTATTTTCTTGCCATATCAGATCGAGACATTGATTTGCACGATCGTATCTCGGACACTTGTTCAGTGGTGAGTTTTGCCCGATAGTGACCCTCCCCCTTGATAGCAACTTGCAATCCGGACTCGTGAGCATGCAGCATATTCTGGCTCGGAGTTACCCACTCAAGGTTAGACGTATTATTGTCAGTCTTAATTCCGTTTATGTGGTTTACTTGCGGATGTGAGCGCGGGTTATCAATGAATGTAATCGCTACTAATCTGTGAATGTAAAGTTGTTTAACTTTTCCTTTATCGCAGAGGGATACCTGCAAGTAACCACCACCATGTTCACGAGGCTTAAGCCATCTACCTTTCCTCAGCTTTCCACGCGTATCAACTCGCGAATGCGAATAAACGCGGCCATCAGTCGTTATTGCGTACTTGCCTTCATATCCTGCGATATCTTTTGCGTTTTCACTCAACATGAGCTACTCCCCAATCTTTATGTTTGATCGCCAACAATACTTGCCGCCCATTTTCACGAATCCCAGCCATAGTGCTGGGTTTTCTTTTGTGTAAAACGCCCTACCCCGTCGCCACAAATGAGCAAGGGTATCTGGATGTGTTCTGGTGATAGGTGATAGGGCGCTTTCAGAAAGGTCGTGCTTAAAACGCAAAAAGCCCCGCATCGCTGCAGGGCCTTCTTTCAAATCCACCTTAACAAAGGACGGATTTCTACTGTTAGAAACGATATTAAACAAAAATCGCCACTTTGTAAAGAGCATTTTCTACAGAACTCCTTTTCAGTAGAAAATATTTATCACTGCGTGACTTTGCTCAACATCTGATTTGCATATTCCTCCTGCTTAATACACTCACCTACCAGACTTTCGAAGAAATCCTTATATGACCTGCGCCATGTGGTTTCAGGAATATCAATCAATGTTGCGCAGATGTACTTTCGAACGCTATCAGGCAGTAACCGAGCATATCCTCGCCCATTACAACGTCTGCATGTTTTGTATGCAGGGACGCCTCCTTGTAGAATAGTTTTCTCTTTATCGATAACAACACCTTTGCCATTGCACTGGCATGCGTTGGTCAGACCCCCCTTCCCTTTGCACTTATTGCACAAAACTTTCACCGTCTCCTTGCGCTCTGAGAGGTACGGCTGCCCAATGCTTTTCATCGTCATTACCTCGGCATCGATAAACTTCTTCCCGCCGCAGCAATCACAGGCTCTGGTACTGGCAGCGCTTCGTGAATAGTCAGCAAATGCGAATGTTGCGAGAACTTGCATTACCTTTGGCTTAATATCATTTTCGAGCTTACGTAAGGCAGTAACCTTATCGCAGTGCTTAAGAGCATAGGCAGTCAGCAGTTCAATAGCTTTCTCACGGTCATTGCTGCTGATTTCCATCTTCCCAAGAAACGAGCTGTAACCCAACGAGGCGCGACTTTGAGTCATACCCATAGCTGCCATAACATCAGTGCCAGTTAACGTTTCTGAAGCTGTTGCGCGAGGGATATCGTTTATCTGAGTAGATTTTGCGAAGTGAAACTTCACTACATTTTCCAGATTCATGCAGCATCGCCTCCCGATGTCTTGTTCAATCCAAGCCGGTTCACCAGTTCACGCTCTCGCTCATGCAGATAATCCATCGCCTTCTGGTGTTGCTCCGTCATCTCTCTGACGCTGCGTAATTCAGCCTCGTCACGTTCACGCTGCTGTTTCGCCTGGTTAATGCTGGTTACGGTCATAGATACCTCTCCCGCC